CGGTGTGCTGGTCTTACCCGGTCATCACCAACGGTTACATATTTTAAGAATGGCAGATCTTCTTTATTTTCCTGTATCCTCTGCCATTTTGCGGCCATTTGGCCGCCTGCCACCGCAAAATTGTATTCTGCCTGCAACCAGGGGCCGACCTGCTCACTATTGATCTGTGTGGCTGCTATTTGAAAATCCTTGAAGCTGCGAAGAGAGCCACCCGGATCCAGGAGGGCATCGCTCAAGGCCCGAAGTTGAGAATAATTTTTTGCCGCGCTGAATTGCCAAACATTTTCTTGTAATTTTTCAAGTAATATATAATCCGGAGTATTAAAATCAATCGTTATAAGATCATTACCATAACCAGCTGTTGCAGCTTTCCAGTACTCATCGGCAAAATATTTTACCAGCTTTTCAGTTATCTCACCATTAAAGCCTTTATTGCGCCAGATCTTGCGAATAATTCTGAGGAGCATTTCTTCCAGTTCCTGCTCGGTAATCTGGCTATGAATAGTAAATGGTGAATTGGAAACAGGGTAATTTAATTGAACAGATAGATCCAGATGGCTGCGCCCCTCAATTAAGGGGCTGGGTCGAAAAAATCGGCCAGTTTTGCTCTTATCTTTTTCCAAATGGTTTCATCATCCTCATGGATTTGATCATATGGTTTTTGTTTTTCCTTTTGCTTTGGAACCGGGGCAGCTGGTGGCTGTGGGGAATTCAATGACTCTTTTCTTTGTTCTTCCATTTTTGTTTTCAGTTCATCATAATTATCAGGTTTTGGAATGCCATAGGTTTCATAAAAATAATTATCATCAATAGGAATAACTTTTGCAAGCGTGCTATCGATCTGGCTTCGTTGTTGAAGTTCTGTAACATCAAGTTCCTTTTTAAAACAAAATCTGCCACCTTCAACCCGGTAACCATAAGTTTTTAAAATTTCTGTGAATTGTGCGCTATTAATAGCATTCAACACATCGACCATATCTGTTTTTATAATCTCGAGTTGTTGTTTACTGTGTACTTTTGATTGCGCAAATCCACTACTATCGCTGCTATCGGTTGATTCTGTATTGCCAAGCACAACGATACTCATTTCATCATTACAGGCTTTGCGGAATTGATTTTGCAGATCGCCATTACCATTGCTTTGCTTGCCATCAAGCATTTCAAAATTTGCCTGATTGGGTATTTGCAGGCGAAGGCTGCTGCCTGCATTTTTCATTACCTCATCAAGCTCCAGTTTGGTTTTTATATCATAGGCGTCATATTTTGTAATGATAACCGGTTGACCAAATATTTCAATATACTGAGCCCAATCTGCCATATTCCCCTTTTTCCAAATAGCATATGGGGAACATTTTAATAACAAACCAAGATCATTTACATTGCCAAGCACCCAAAGATTCCAGACTCCATCATAGATAATACCAGTATTACTCCATTGATCCTGCGTGATCATTTTAAGATCTGGCTTAATATGCTTGCGGGGTATTATATTGAAATCAAAAATTTCGCCTGGGATAAATTCAAAACCGGAAAGACCCCAAAATTTACGCAATAATATTTCACAAAGCAGGTCCCGGAATTTTGCACTTTCAATCAGCTGATCAAAATCATCATCTTTCTTTTCTTCCTTTTCAAAATAAAGAACTTTATTAAGTACCGTTGAAATTCGCTTTTCTATAATACCGGTAAGATGCCCGTCCAGGATAACAGTAGAATAAAGATCATATAGATCACTTCGATTTGGCAGGAATATTCTTTCGGCCGATTGCAGAGCATCCTTCCAGCTCTTTATATCTTTTGCGGTGCGATCAACAGAAAGCAATCTCACCTGTAAATTATTAATAACAATATTTCCATTTACAGAACTTTCTTTTGTTACCACAGGGCTATCTATATTTTTTGATTTCATAAGATTAATTTAAGTAGATCACAAGGACAGTGCAAAGCATTTGCGACTCAAGTATTTGTATAAAATCTCCGTCAGTCAGATAAAATGCCATATTGATCCAATATTCATTTTCTTCTACTGTCATTTTAGTAATGGTTTTCACGCTTCATGTTGGTTGAATATTGTACAGTATTGTTTTCATTAAAATCTGTTGCTATATCATCGCTCACATAAGGCCATCCTTCCGGATCAGCCTGACCCTTTTGAATATCCTTAAACCAATTTCGGGCATCTTCATATGCGGTGCGAAACATAGCAACATCAATATTAGGATTAGCCAGTTTTATTAAATACCAACAAGCAAGGTCCTTTACCTTACTTTTTAAATTAGGATCGGTAACCGTACCATCAAAAAGAGAAGTCCTGTTAAACCGGCTCAAATAAGATTTTGCTTCGCTAATGGCTGAATTTATTGCTTCAGTTACCAGGTTAAAATCGGCTATTTGTTCATAAGCCACACCATTCCATATATATAATATTGAAGTATCGATTGCTCTATATTTTCTGCCTTTGATGCCAACAGCAGGAAAAGCGGCAAGATTTGCATAACTAACCACATAATTTCTAATAATATCCGTTATTATTTCCGGGTAAATATGAGTGGTCAGATCCTGTTGAACGAGATAATCAGGCATGTTATTTAATTTTTTGTTAAGCGTAAAACGTGAATATCCATCTCTTCATTATTAGCATTTACTTTAAAATATCCTTCACCATTATAATAAAGTATCGTCGCTTTTTGCTGGCTTAAATAACCCCTGTCAATAAAAACGGTTTCCTGTTCATCAAACATGGTCAGCCAATCGGCATCACTATCAATATCGGTTTCAAAAACACACATCAGTAACGTTTTGAATTAACCGGTCGTCCATATGCTTTTATACCTTCCCTTTGAGCCATCATCTGTACTTTGGTTTCAGTAATATAAACGGCTCCCTCAACTGCATCGGGGCCATCCATCGTTTTACTATTGGGTCCTACGCTTTTAAATTGTGCCTGCAATCTCTTCATATGCGGATCGTCCTTTTCATCAATATTTAAAATGAGAAGTCCAAGCCTGTTTTTTGGCTCAAGCGTTCCCTCAATCCTGAAAAATTTTTCTGGCTTATCTCTTTTATCCGGCGTAATGCCAAGCACGCCGCCGTTTTCATTTCCTTTTTGAAATATCAATGGTAATAACACCTGCTCATAAAAAGGGTCCTGCAAACTATTATTTTCAATAAGAAAATAAGGCTGCGTTTTTTCGGCTACATATTTTCTACTGGCATAAAGCCAATCGATAAATGTGCTGTTCTTTGTGGTATCCACAAAACATTTGTAGATATAAAATTTTAGTTCTTTATAACCAACGATCACAACTGCTTTGCAACTATTTTGTTTTCTTGCCCTTATACTTGGCTTGTCCTTATTTGATGTTGCAGGATCTGCATAGACAATGATAAATGGCAATTCTTTTAATGGGGGACATTTGCCCCAGGTCATTTCCTTAAATACCCGGCCTTCCTGAATTGGATTATTGTAATATTCCTGTTGTTGTGAAGAAAAACTTTTTTGGCTCAAGACCCGATCGATCATTTCCTCATTATTCTTTTCGGGCCAGGTGCTATTACCATTTTCATCCCGGATATTTATAATGCTTACATAATCTGCAAATTCCCTGGCACGAACCACACAACAATCTTCGGCAATTATATTTCCGAGAAATATGATTAGCGTTGGTTTTGAAACAGACCGGGTACCGATTGCGGCATTCTCAATCCATTTCCATTTATTTTCAATAATATCGGCATTGCGGCATTCTTCATCCGTATCGATATCGTTAAATACAATAATGTCCGGTCTTACTTCTTCGTTTCTTGTACCCCGCGGAGATTGACCGGCACCCACAGCCAGAAATTTTGCGCCTCTTCTCGTTGTAAATTCACCGGCCGACCAGCTGCCCGGCAATTCCTGCACTCCATAATCATGAATAATCCTTTGATTGGCTTCCAGGTTGCCTTTATATGGTTTTAAAAAATTCTCCGATGTATCATAACTATTGCTGATCATTAGCATATATCTTTTTTTACCCGTAAGACATAGATAAAGGATCTCCATCATTGTCCTTACGTCCTTGGCAAGTTCCCGGCTCCAGTTTCTTACCTCATACCATTCCATATGATTCAACACTCTTTTGGTTGATTCTCTGTGAAATGAGGCGGGTGGGGCATAACAATATTGAGGAAAATAATATTTGAACCATAGTTCAGGATCTTTTTGAAGGATGGTAATTCTCTTTTTCTGTTGCTCATCCGTTTCACCAGTAAGCAATGCGGTCGATTTGCGAATATTTTCCACATACTCACCCCATAATTGAAGTATTTGCTTATCGGTTAATTCAGCCATTAAAATCTTTTAAGTTGTTCCTTAATGTATTTATCAAAATGATTGAGAACGGCCACCGCAAATTGCGGATCGATCGATTGAAGCCAATTAACATACATTCTTGCTACTTCAGCAATTTGTCCAATACTTGTTTCTGTTTCAAGATTTTTAATAGCGGCAGTATATTTTACATACATGTCTGCAATTTTTGAATCACCAATGCTATCTTCTTCATTTAGCTTCGCACCTATTTTATCAAGTATATTATAGAGATTACCAAGAATCTCATTTTTGGTAGTAAGCATAGATTTGCGCAGGGCATTCCACTTACCCTGTTTTACCCAGGCTGTCATTGAATGCTCGCTTATACCTACTTTTTGAGCTATTTGTTTTTGATTAAGTTCTTGTTGAAGAAAGAGTAATTGCGCCCATTCCTTTTTTTGATTGTTTGTTAATTTACTGGCCATATAAACACAAATATCCCCTACACCGAAGGTGTACAATGAATGAAAAAAGTAAATTACTGTAGTGATTGTGGTGATTTACCGTAAAAGGTGCAGTGATTTAAAAACCGCATTTGGCAAGGGTTTAAGCGGATTGCATTTTTACACCTGCAATGCAATTCTGGATAACAAATAAGATTGACAGCAATACCGCCGAAATTCTCATCTATGGTTATATCGATGCTTATGATGTAAGCGCCGGAGATTTTGTAAAAGAACTTCGCGGCCTGGAAAAGGAATATACAAATATTCAGGTACGAATTAACAGTGGCGGTGGAAACGTTTTTGACGGCTTTGCCATTTATAATGCAATGAAACAAAGCAATGCGGTTATTGATACTTATGTGGATGGTGTTGCCGCAAGCATGGCAAGCATCATTGCGCAAGGTGGAAGAAAACGCTATATCAGTAAGGTTGGCCAGCAGATGACACATAAGCCTTCAGCCGTTGGCTGGGGAAATAGTGAAGATCTGAGAAAGAATGCTGATCTGCTCGATTCACTTGAAAAAATGATGTGTTCCATTTATGCTTCCACGACTGGCAAATCAACTGATGACTGCAAAATAAAATTTCTTAATGGAAAGGATAATTGGTTTGATGCTCAGCAAACTATAACTGAAGGATTGGCCGATGAAATATATGATGCTGAGCCAATTGCATTACCCGCTGCAAAAAGCGAAAAAGATATCTGGAATCAATTTCATACTCAACGCTTTGCTGCAAAATTTATTCCCTCACAAAATTCAAATGAAAATATGAAACAAGTATTTATTCCGGCTGCTTCACTTGCAGCATTAGGTCTTAGTGATGCAGCAGAACAATCCGCAATTGAAGAAAAAATTGTTGACCTGGTAGCTAAGGCTGCAAAGGTGGATGCTGCTGAAATAGCAAAGAAAAAAGCGGAAGACGACCTGGCTGCATTGCAGGTTTTAACAACTGATGAAAAAGTGACAAGAATTCTTGATGACGCGCTTGCAGTCAAGAAAATTACTATTGAATTAAAAAACGAATTGGCTATTCAATATAAAGGCAAGCCGGATGAACTGAAAAAAATTGTTGATGCCATGAAGCCATTTGAAAGTATAACAAAAACAATTGTTTCGGATGTAGACAAAACCGAACTGGCTGCTTTGATGGCAAAGAGTGGTGATGAATTATTTAAAGAAGAAGGAGCGCTTGAAAGGTTAAAAGCATTGAGTCCGGAAGCTTATAAATTAAAATATAAACAATGGGCCGGCATAGATGCCCCAGCGGAATGATTTCATCTCTACCATTCCATATGAGGCATTAAAAAAGAGCTGATCACGACAAAATGAAAACTATTTATAAAATTTAAAAATCACCCATGAAAAGGATTCTGAATTTTTTATTTGTTGCCTTTGCTGTATTTACTGTAGGTAAATATATGCCGGTAAATGATCCGGTAATTGCATTTTCAATTATCGTAATATCGGCATTTATAATTGGCGCCATTATTATACCCATAAAATATTTTAATACCGGTACCCTTGGCGTACTGGATATTACGATATGGAAAAAGTATATCATTGAAAAGTTGCGGAAAAAGGGCGCTTTTATTTTTAAAAGCAGAGATGATACAAGATTTGTATTAGGAGGGTTAACTGTTGTAATACCGCAATCGGGCGCTGATCCTACAATCATACTTAATAATGCCTCATGGCCTATTACGGCAGTAAGAAGGACTGATACAGATGTAAACTATGTGCTGGATTCATTCAGCACAACGCCGCATCATATTCCCTGGATTGAATTGCAAAGCTTGAGTTATGATAAGATCGATTCTATCCTCGGCCAACATACCAATGCACTCGTAGAAGCGGTGGGTGATAAAATGCTTATTAATTGGAGCCCTACTACAGCGGGACAGGAAGTTGCCACCACGGGAGGTTCAGGAGCGGTAACAACGCCACCGGTGGCCGGTCAAACAGGTACGAGAAAAGCGTTTCACCCCGATGATCTTATTACTGTGATGAATTTATTTAATGCGCAGGATGTTCCTGATGATGGCAGGCAATTATTGATTGATGCAAATATGTATGGCGGCTTTTATCAACAACTGAGCGCCAGCCAGGCAAACTCATTCAATCAGTTTGCTGATAATAAAACCGGGCAACTTGGTAAGCTGCATAGCTTTAATGTATTCGTAAGAAGCTCTGTTCTATTATTTGCCAGCGCTGCTACTTCACCAAAAGCATATGGAAGCTCCATAGCTGCTACGGATAACCTGGCAAGTCTGGCATGGCATGAGGATACAGTATGCCGCGCTGTTGGTGAAATGAAACCATTTATGGATACCGATAATCCTTTGTATCAGGGAGATATTTTCAGCATGATCGTAAAGTTTGGCGGACGTAAGGAGAGAAGTGATAATAAAGGCGTGGTTGCGATAATTCAGGCTGCATAATTTTAATCGGATCATTGGACTGGGATCATAATTCAAAAAATAAAAAAATTGAATGATGGATAAAAATAAAGCTATTAAAATATCAAGGCATTTCTTTGATATAAAAAAAAGCCTGGAAGAAATTTTTATTACAGATGATGGGCAGGCTTTTGAAAACGGAAGTAATGCATTTGCACATGCAAAAACATTGGAAGGAAGGCCGGAGCCGGTAAGGGTTAGCAAAGAAGACCTTTTTGATGTCTCTTCTTTAAAAGTGGATGAAGAAAAAGAAGCTAAGGCGGTGGATGAAGAAAAAGAAGCTAAGGCGGTAAAGAAGAAAAAAGGAAAAAAATAAAAAATATTTAGCCCCTTGAAAATTTAGATGGTGGTGGAAAAATAAGGCCCCGAAGGGTCGGGGCTTTAAAAATGAATAAAAGATTCTTTTTATATGGTTTTTTCAAAACCTGAAGAACAAAAAACGTTAGCACAAAGATCACTTGAAATAGCTCTTTCACAGGAAAGTATAAGTGAACAACCACCGGGAAGTAATGCAGGACCTGAAGTATCGGCTTATCTGAAATCAGCAGGCATTAGTCCGGGTTATCCCTGGTGTATGGCATTTGTTTATTGGTGTGTGGATAAAGCAGCTGCAGAATTGAGGTTGCAAAATCCATTAATAAGAACCGGTGCCGTAATGCTGCAATGGAATACAGTAAAACTTCGCAAGCTGCCAAAAACGGCCCGCGCAGTATTACCAGGAGATATTTTTATAATGCAGTTTGGACATGGAACCGGGCATACGGGATTTGTTGAAAAAATTGAGACCGGAATGATTCATACAATTGAAGGCAATACAAATGATGATGGAAGCAGGGAAGGTTATGAAGTTGCCAGGAGAACAAGACCTATATCATCCATATATGGATTTATACAATTGAATTAAAATATTTTTTATGAAGAAAGAAGCGCTTGAATTCATGATTAAAAATAAACTGGATAAATGCTATGAATGTGCCGGCAAAGTCTTTAAGCAAGAAAAAAATGCTAATGACATGAATGAAAGTACAGGCAAACAGGTTGGAGTTATCACGCATGAACGTGAAATCCTGGCAAAAGAACTTTCGAAAATCAAATCAAAATAAATAAACTAATTCTAAAATGGCATTCACTCCAGTACAAGCGAAACTGATTTTACTGAAAGTTAGTCCGGATGCAGGAACAACCACATATACTCTCGTTTGCCTTGTGAAACAAACATTTAAAGGCAGCACACCTGTTAATAAAAAAGAAACGCAATGCGGAACTGCTGTTGGCCTGGGTGCAAAGGATATGAGCTTCACCTTTGATGCAGTAATGAATACTACACCCGCCACTGTTGTGGCAGGTGTTGGTGAGGCCAGTGCAAAGCTTGCTTTAAGTTGGTGGCTGAATGATGTACAGTTACAGGTTACAAGATCTATAGGAACGGCCGGAGCCGATCAATATATGCAGGCAAACGCTTACCTGACTGAATATAATGATGATCTGACGGTGGGTGATCCAATGGCATTTAGCGGAACCCTTACTGTTTTTGGCGACCTTGATATTATTCCATAATAAATTTTTGCAATTGTGTAAATAAATATAAAACCAAAAACTAAAAAAATGAATATACAATTTCTTGAAAACGGAGCATTTATTTTAACGCTTGATGATGAAAGAAAGGTCAAAGGCCGGTTTTGCATGTGGCAGCTTCGCCGCTTTAGCGAGATGATAGAGATTGGTAATGTGATTGAACTTCTAAATAATTTTTCAACGGGCATGACTGTTAATCAGTATGCCCAATTTATTTTAAGTGCGATTCAAAATTATTTCAGAACAGATCCTGATAAGAATTGTGAATGGAAGGTTGATAATGTGCTCGATTGGATTGATGATATGGGTGGCTTAAATGGCAAAGATTTTTTGAATCTTTTTATGCATGGCCTCGGCACACATACAGCGGTAAAAGAAATAAAAGCGGAAGAAAAAAAAAGCAACAAGGAGGATGGATCAGCTGGAGAGAATTTAAACGAAAATGTTGCGAAGCAGGAATAGACCCCAGAGAATTTGATGAATGGATGGTTGAAGATGTGATGATAATGCTGAATGCCTGGCATAATAAACAAATTGATAAATGGCGGCGCACAAGATTTTTAGCTTTTTATAGTGTGGTATCCTGGCTTGAAAAAGAGGATCGTGATATTTTTAAATTTTTGCCCCTTCCCGGAGACCCGTCAGAAGAAGAAAAGAAAAAAATGAAAGAAGAGCAACAAAGAAAAAAAATGCAATGGATAGAAGAAACAATCAGGATTTTAAGAGAAGGAGAACAAACTATTTTAAACGGTAATGGCGGATGAAAAAATTATATTACCCATTGAGATTGATGCCAGCGGTGGCATTGCTTCAATTGGAAAACTCGATAGCAGTTTTGCGCCATTAACCGGAACGATTGGGGCTTTAGAAAATGAACTCGCAGGCTTTAAATCTTCACTTATCAGCGCCACCGATCCCGCACAGATTTCTGCACTTAACAGACAAATAGTTGATACAAAAAATAAGATCCAGCAAATAACAGCTGAATCAAAATCATTTGCCGTCTCAAGCTTTGGAGTAAGCCGCGCAACCCGCATAGCTCATGGTGATCTCGAACAAATTAGCCGATCCATTGTCAATTTCAGCCAGGGAAATGAACGCGGTGTCGATACGCTGAGTAATCTTGTTTTTACCTTCGAACGTTTGAAAGGCGCTACCGGAAGTACAAAAGTAGCATTAGGTGCACTTGTATCAACATTCTTAGGCCCTGCTGGTTTATTGATCGGAATATCTACAGTAGTAACTGTAATAGGGCCATTAATTACAAAATTATTTGATGCAAAAAAGGAGATCAGCGAAACTGAACAGAAGATTAAGGATCTTATTCAACCTCTTGATGAGTTAAAAAAAACAGCGGCAAGTAATGCGGATGCGGAAATTATAAAAGTCCAAACTCTTGCTACCGTTATTTCCAATCAGACAAAATCATATTCAGAGCGGAATAATGCTTTAAAGCAATTGCAGGACATCAATAAAAATTATTTTGGTGACTTGACTCTTGAATCCGATAAACTTGCTACATTAAAAGGAAGAGTTGAAGAATATACGAATGCACTTATAGCTTCATCAATAGTAAAAGCATTTGGCGATGAAATTGGCAAGATTGGTAAAGAATTAGCACTTCATGAGTTAGCGCTTACAAAAGCGACAACCTCATTGGGCCTATATACTAAAGGCATTGATGCAGCCGGGGCACCAATTATAAAAATAGCTGATATACAAGGAGAATTTATCAAAAGCATTGATGAGCTTAATACTAAAATATTGAAGGAAACACCACTTGTAAAAATATTAAAAGATCAATATACTGATCTCCGGGGCGCATTACAAAAGGCCGTTGAGGAGACATTAAAATTTAAGTCATTAACAACAATAGAAACTAAAAAGATAGAAATCGTTACAATAACACTTGGTAAAGTATCAGCAATATTACCAGAGATTATTATTCCTTCAACATCAATTAAGGTTTTGTCGCCTGAATTTAATCTGGTTGGCGTTTCAGAAAAGTTGCAGAAAGCATTGCATAAAGAATTATCTCCCGAACAATTTGCAAACGGGGTCAATAAAAAATTTGAACAAATAAGTAAATCAACAGATTTTTCACAGATATTAAAAATTCATGTGGAATTGGCAGAAGATGAAAAAGAAAAAAATAAAAAACTTGGAAGTCTTGAAGGAATTACAAAAGAGACGGCGCTTGCTGCCAATTCTATTAATGAAACACTGACACCGGCTTTCCAAAATCTATTTCAAGCTATTTTGAAAGGAGAAAATCCTTTAAAAGCCTTTTTTAATACCATTATTGCCGGGATTGAACAATTGATAAGCAAATTAATCGCCGCGGCTGTTGAAGCGCTTATCTTATCCGTGATATTGCCAGGTGGAGGTGGCGGCTTCGGGAAATTATTTGAGAAACTTATTGGGCTGGGCGGCACAGCAAATATTGGATTTGCAGGGAGTGGCGGCGGTGCAATTTTGGGAGGCCGGGTGGAATTTGAAATCCAGGGAAGCAGGCTCATTGGGGTTTTAAATAATGCGCAAGCACAGAACACAAGACATTTTTAATATGCTGACATGTGTTTAAAATATTTATTCATATTACTGATGATCATCTACAGAATTAATTGGACAAATAATGAAAATGTAGCAATGGAGATCCTTATGCAGGACCTAAGTACTGTTATAGGTCCTATTGATGACGTAATCTATGTTGACCAGGTAGGCATGGGAGCCCGCCTTGAAACTTTGCGCGAAGAAGATCCTTTTGCCCCCATAAAGGCTCAACGACTTGTTTTTAGTTTTCGTAATACCGGTAATGTAAATATGGAGCTTTTCAGCACCGGTGATAATAACCGGTTCCTCACACAAATGCGCTATGCGGGAGGCGCCAGAATTGTTTTTGAGGGTTACCTGGTAATGGATGATATTACTGAGCCCTATCTCGACCCTGGCCAGCGGATCACTTTAACAGCGACAGATAATTTGGGTCTTTTAAAAAATATTGATCTGGTTGATTTTGATGGCAATTTACCAAGAGGGAAATTCAAGATCATAGAATTTATTGCCTGGTGTCTCAATAAGACAGGATTACCAAGAGATATAAAAATCTGCGATAATTTATTTGAAGATGATCATGTTGATCGGGACGCAGCTGCTATTAATGGCCCCTATCATCAAACCTATATTGATGCACTCACATTTGAAAAGGACATTAATGTTACGGAGGATTGCTATACCGTTCTTGAAAAAATATTGAGCAGTCGCAAGGCCAGGCTTGCTTATTATAATGCCGAATGGTGGGTGCAGCGTATTGATGAATTTAAAAATAATGCATTTAGCTATACCAAATATGCATCTGATGCATCAGCTTCAAATGGCACTATTGATATTAATCTTAATAAAGTGGTTGGCAAAGAAGGATTTGAAAAACCATTCTTTATTACCGGTCAGAACATGGTGAGAATGCGCAGACCTTTTGGAACAAATGAAGTTCAATTCCCTTATGAATTTCCAAAAGAGCTTATTTGTAATATAAATTTCGAACGAGGAAATTTTATATCTACTATGTCTGACGAAGTGATTGATAGTATTACTTATCAGGTAAGAAAATATGAACTTGAATGCTGGGAAAAAGTAAGAGTTAAGAATGATACCGGTGTAGAGGATACAACAATCAGTTTTGATAATTACATTAAGCGATATTTTTTTGATAATTATGAAAAACAAAGATTTGTTGTAGTTACTCCAATTACATCGGGTATTACTACGCATATTGAATATATAAAAAGTGAAGGAATACCAGTTTGTAAAACATCTAAATTTAATTTCAATTTTGATTTCAGATTCCCAACAGATTTTTCTTTTGATGGCTTTCAAGAAGTACTTTGTTATATTTCTCTTAATGGGGATGATGCTTCAACCTGGTTTCTTGGTAATACGGCAGAAAATGGCTCCGGTGAATGGTTATGGTCAGACCTCGCTATTACTTCATTTCCATCAACATATGTTTTACGATATGATTCTACTTCTTTTTTCAATGTAGATATAGATAAAACACAATGGCAACGAGCTACAATTAATGCTCCTAAAATTCCTGTTTCCGGAATTATTTTTATAAGACTCGCTTCATTAAAGCAACAAACATCTTCAATATATAATAGCGATATTTATTATTCAAATCTTCAATTTAATTATAAACCTTTCGTAAATGGAGGCTATGAAGAATTCAATGGTGAAAGCTTTAAAATCAGTCAGCCAGGTAATCTTTCAAAAAAGGATATTGATGAAATAGCCCTTGCAGATGCCCCCTGTAAGCCATTTAAAGGCGCTTATTTCGTCAAAGATGGCAGCGAATACTTTCTTACAGATAAATGGAATGATTGGCAGCTTAAGCATGAGGACCCTACCAGCGGGCTTGGTGATGAACGTATAGCAAAATGGATCGCTTATAGCATTTGGAACCAATACCGGATCAGCGCCAGGATTTTTGAAGTGAGTTTTAAGGGCCTTCAAAGTAATATTAATGCCCATTGTGGCCTAATTCACAAATATTTTAATAATGTGACAAGCGTGCATAATAACAATCGACGGTTTATGCTTTTACATTTTGAGCAGGATTGGTATACCTGTGAGTGGAGTGCCCTGGTGGTTCAGATCGATGATACTACCAATCAGCGAAGCTTTAAAGACAATTTTGAATTTAAATATTTACGGGAAAACAATTTTGGATAGTAAGAAAGTAAATGATGAAAAATGAGAGATTTTGTTTGGGGAAAGGGTGTGGTATTACAAGCCTTCAAGGTGGATGGCTATTACAGTTTTGCCTGTGCGAGAACGGTGCGACTGAGAATGAACACAGAACCAATTGAAACGACTGTACCTGGTGATGGAGCATGGAAAAGTTTTGCCAGCAGCAATCAGAATGAATATGTAATTGAATTAAATCTGATAACAGTTCTTAAAGATGCGGTGGATGCTTTATGGTTTAGTTGGGAAACGCTGCTTGAACAGATCAGAAGCAATGCGATGGATCTGAAAATGACATGGACTGACAGGACCGGCTTTACAAAATATGCAACCTTTAAAGGGTTGATAATTGAAACAGTAATTGATGGAACGGCAGAGGATGATTTCAGTTATAGCAGCATCACATTAAAAGGAGCAGGAAAGTTTGACATAACCGGATTAATAACCACAACTGGTGACAAGGTGAGAAGAAAAGAATGGATAGCAACGGGTGCAGAGCCAAATGTACTGCAGGATAATGACCTGATCGGAAGGACCATGAAATATGTGAATTGGGAGGCAAATGATAAATTTTCTTTTATAAGTATTGGAGTGCCAAATCCGATGCAATGTTTATTTGATTCTTCGGCAGGCACACTCACATTTCTTAATAATCTTGCCCCTAATGATTTTGTTTATTGTCTCTATGAATAAAAGTCAAAAGATGAAAAAAATAATTTTCTTTATTGGTTTTTGGATACTTGCTACCGGAGCTTTCGGGCAACCAGGACAATTTAATAAATACAATCAACGGGTACATTTCATATCAGTAATGACCGATAGTTTTCAGGGATTGCCATTGGATACATTCGCAGTTGCTTCTATTTATCGTTCTTATCCCTGGCTTGCTTATAAAGCTAATCACGTTTATGTATGGAGTATCACTGAATTGAAATACAACCGTGTTGATAGTGGGGGTGCCGGTGGTGGCGGTGGCAATCGACCAGTATTTTCGGGATATGGTTTGATACAGGTAAATGACAGCACTCTTAAATGGGATAGCGCCACAGCTGCTAATTATTTTGTAAGAAAAAAGGATTCTCTTACTGGTACAAACCCTCTGGGATATGTTACAAAAAATATTCTTGCCGATACAGCTCTTGCAATCCGGGCGGCTTTTGTAACACCTACTCTTCAAACCGTTACCAATATTGGTAAAACGACTACCAATGATCTTACGCTGTACGCTCCGGATCCTTCAATAAATAGTAAATCCAATTCTCCGCCATTTTTATTTCAGGGAAAAGGGAATAATTCAGGAGTTATAACAAAAGGAGAATGGAGATTTTTGGATAGTATTTTAAATAATTCCGGTACATCTACTTTCTTTATTCAACAAAGAATTTATTCAGCCAGTCCGGGTGCATATGTAAACATACTTGGAATTACGAGTGATAATTCTTTTTATACTCATGGTAGTCTGGTAACGGGTGTTGGTTCTTACGGATTTTCACACAATGCAAATATTTCAGGAAGTAATTCATTTCAGGGAGGTGGCCAAAATACTATTATAGAAGCAAGCGGAGTTTTTTCAGGCGGAACAGATGGTCATATTTATAATGCAGCTAATTATGCAAGTAATCTTGGTGATGCTAATGAGAATTGGGGAGAAGCTTCTTTGGCGGCCAATTTTGGAAATGATGTCTATGATCAAAATGGTGTTGCACTTGGTAATGATAATATTGTCGGTGCTCTCTCAGCTGGAACAGGGGCTTCTAATCAATATCAAGGCGGCATTTCAATGGGTACACAAAATAGGTCAACAGGAAATTTTGTAAAGATGATTGGTCGCGCCATTCAAAATGAAGGCGCTGAAACAATAACGATCGGAAGTGGTATAGCCAATACGAATACAAGATTAAGGAACAGAGAAGTCCGAGCAATTTATTTGGGCCAGGGTTCTGATACTGCTACTATAATGATTCATCCGGCAACGGGTGCCGGCACATTTGCAATGACAACTATAAATGGGGCATTACAATTAGGCAATATTCCATATACCAATGCCGATAGCATGGATATACTTTCATATGATACTCTAAGTCATAAAGTATATAGAAAAAGAATAACTGGTGTCGGTGGTGGAGGTTCTCAAACTCTCCAACAAACATTTAATCAAGAAATTGGTGGAAGTCTATTAACAAAAAATGATACTATATTATTGGGTGGAAATTCTCTTAGAATAAATGGTGCGAGTTCAAATTATGTAAGATTTAATTCTACGTCTACTCAACTTCATGTAAGTGATGCAACTTGGGAAACATTTTTAAATTTTAATACAACAAATGGCAATATAAGTGCTACGAGAACACCACAGGTTTCTGGCATAAGCGGGATGCTAATGATATCAGATTCAATTTATCTTATTTCTGAAAATACTTCTGGCCCTGAAAGTTGGATTAAAGTAAAGCCAGATTCTATTGTTATAAAACCTAATGGTGGAAATCTAAAAATTACAACTTTGAATGCAGGGGTTGGTACTGTGGCGATTAGATATAATCCG